TTGAGAAAATCAAACAAGATACGATTGAGGTTTATGACAACTATCAAGATGCATTGAAGAATAATTCTGCATTGAAACGACAAAGATATGAGATGGAGTTTGGTCTGCGTTCTGCGCAGAAATCTTTGAACAAAGCACTAGCAATGAAAGGTGATGAAGATGAGCGATAAAGTATGGGTAATGGTTGAAACAGTTTCTATGTTTCGTGAGCGATATATGGTTGAAGCACCAGCATCTAATCCTGAGTATGCTCTTGATGATGTTACTTGTGAGACAGCAAAAGAATTCTCACAACTTCATGTTGGTGAAACAATTATGAGCCATCGAGTTATGACTGAAGATGAAGCAATTGCTCTTTGTGATATCGACAATGATTACACAAGTGGATGGACAAGAGAACAGAAGATCAAAGCATTCTTTACAAAAGAAGGTGAGACACGTGATTTTTAATCATAAAGTACAAGCAGTATTGATTATGGTTGTTCCAACAGCTGTATTAATCGCTGCTTTGTATTTTTCAGGCAAGATCGTTGATCAGGCTACATATAATTGTAACCTGTTAATGGGTGGTTGGCATCCCGATGTGCCAGTCAAAGTTATGGAACAATGTCGAAAACTTAGGAGCGGAAAATGAACAAATATATTTTTATACAAGAGTTTACAGATGAGTATGATCAAGTGTCTGAAGTGAAGCACACTTTTTATGCAGATACTCATGTTGAAATTGCTGAACGATTTAATGAATTCTTGCGTGGTTCTGGTTTTTATTTTAATCAAAATGAATCATATCAACTCGTTACTGACGAATCAGATGTTGATTGGTATGAGGAATGCGAACCAGAATCGCAATGGGATGGTAATGATTGGGAAGAATCTCTTGAAGAAGAGAATACCACTGAAACCTACATGAATGATTTAGATCATTCAGCTGGTGCTGTTTGGCCATTCCCAACAACAAGACCACAGGAAGGAACAGAGTTTCCAAACTGGGGTGGTGAGAAATGCGCTAAGTGTGGAATGACACGTCAACAGATGGGAACAAATGTTTGCTGGGAATCAACTGGCTGTGGTCTTGGTTTGAATCCAACAGTGAGTACTAGTTAAAATGAGTAAGGTATTTACTGACGTATCAGTTTTCCTGCATGCTTGTGGACAAAAATATCCAAATACGCCAAGCGAACAAAATGATTTGTCTCGTTTATATCAGAATCTGATTATCGAAGAATATAATGAGTTTAGAGATGCTCTCGCAGCACAAGATGATGCTGAACAACTTGATGCTTGTTTTGATATGATATGGGTTATTGTTGGTTACATGAAATCACGTGGATGGCACTGCGAATCAGCATGGGATGAGGGTGCTGTATCAAACTTATCGAAGATTGATAAAACTACAGGCAAAGTTATCCGTCGCGAAGATGGAAAGATTTTAAAACCAGAAGGATGGAAGCCACCTGACTTCAAACGATTCGTAAAAATCACTTGACATTAATACGAGTTTCAGGTAAAATAATATTATGATTACATTATACTTAGATATGGATGGGGTGGTTGCGAATTTTGACAAAGCATATAAGTCATTACGCACTGGCGCACCTGACAGCAGCAAGCGTTTCCGTTCGTCAGTCATGGATTATAAAATCTTTGAAGATCTTGAAATGATGCCAAATGCTATGATACTGTTAAGGCACGTGTCAATGCTTAGTGGTGTTCATATTGAGATGCTTACGTCATTGGGAACATTTGAATCAGTACAGGGTGCTGAAGCCAAGCGTCAAAAATTACTATGGTTGAGAAAACACAACATATCATACAAAGCAAACTTTGTTCGTAGTAAAGGCGAGAAGGCAAAATATGCTACTCCGTCTTCAATTCTAATTGATGATTCAGAAGGATGCATAACACCATTTGAACAAGCAACTGGACAAGGAATTCTTTATGAAGACTCAAAAGTTAGAGAAGCAATGTCATCGCTTGACAGTATAATTCTTCAACTCAGAGCAATTGATGCTTTAAAATCTAGTCACTCAAATGAATATTTTTTATCTAAATAAAAATCCTAAACTTTGCGCTGAACAACATGTAGATAAACATGTTGTGAAAATGATTCTAGAGTATGCTCAGTTACTTTCAACTGCACATCGTACTCTTGATGGCGAGGAATATTTGGCAAAGACTGAGAATGGAAGAAACATCAAACGATGGAAACTGGATAATCCTGAACTTGAGAATATTTTATTCAAAGCATCGCATGTAAACCACCCATCAGGTATTTGGTGCCGTAAAAATTCAACAACATACATGTGGCTTGCTGAATTGCTTGAGTGGACCTGCGCTGAATATACACATCGTTATGGAAAAACCCACAGCGTTGAGAGAACTGGTTTAATGCAAATACTCAAGAATAATTTTCCAAACAACATGCTAGATGGTGAATTTTCTGAACCAACACCTGCTATGCCAGATGAATGTAAAGTCGCAGGCAATTCACTTCAGTCGTATCACAACTACTATATAATGAAGAAGAACCACTTTGCTAAGTGGACGAAACGTGATATTCCTGAATGGTATGTTGTATGAACAAAGAGCTACTTGACTATAATCCAATCTTAAACATAATTAAACCAACTCTCCCATTGCATTCTGTTTTGTGCACAGAAACTGGGAGAGTTCTTTGTTTTACAAACTATATCAAAACTGCGTTTGATATTTCCTCAGAAAGAAATCGAAAACTTTGGAGAAATGTTCATCTTACGCATAAGATATCTTCTGCTGTAAATCTAAGTCTCCCACAAAACTTCATCTACAATATACCATCACAAACCTTCAAGAAAAAATTACTAAGTGAAGAAGATTGTTACAAGTACATATTGATCAGCGAAAGAGCTGCAGCGTTGGATGAGTTGCATAAATTCACTGAGTATAATGGTATTGAGGATGACTGTATTCCTGAGTTTTTAATTGACGCAAGAAAAGAAGAAAACGAAAGTATGAGAAAACGATATTCACTTTTCCTTTCAAGAGCAAAAACACTGAAAGAGATTAATGAACTTTATGAAGAACTAAGAAGAGAAGCATGTGTCTATGGAAACTTCTGATTTAATTTTTTTGAACACAGGTAAATTATTCTCTGATACCTCAGTTTATGATTTACCAAGAAGTCGTCCATCTACATCACAGACACCATTTAACAAAATGTTGCTCAATGATTTTCCAGGAATGATGAACTACTATTTGTTCTCTACAAAATTCCTAACTAATGTAGCATCAATCGACAGATCAAATACATTAACAACTCCATTCAATTTGAAACTTTTGCCTCATCTTGAGATGCCAGCATACGAAAAGGTTTCCTATGATTACTCAGATCTTGTTGACAAAAGAGCAAATGAAATCCTAGAAAAGTCTAGAGATAAAAAAGGTATTATCATTTTCTATGGTGGTGGTGTTGATAGTATCGCAATCCTAACAGCATTAACAAGAGCAGCAAATAAAAGTAATCAAAAAGTTCCACAGATTAAAGTTGCATTATCGAAAGAAAGCATTTATGCTGATCGATATTTCTTTGAAGAGTATATAAAACATACTTATGAACTTATGCCATCAGTATCATTCCACCAGTTCCTTGGGGATCCAAATCATGTTTGTGTTACTGGTGAAGGTAATGATGAATTGTTTGGTACAAATTACATCAATAGAATTTTATACAGAAGAAGCATTGACACATTAGAAATGCAACCAACTGAGGAACATATTTTATTTCTGACAAACACAGCAGATAAATTTGGCTTTAGATCTGAAGAAGATGCAGAAAGAAACTTAAAATATTTGTTTGATATTGCTAAGAAATCGCCTGTTGAATTAGAAACTGTTCATCAATTTTTTTGGTGGATTAATTTTTGTTTAAACTGGAACACAAAACAAACAAGACTAATGGCATTTGCTGTTAACAAAGTATTCCCAGAAGTAAATTATTTTAACTTCTTTTCGACAAAAGAATTTCAGCTTTGGTCAATGAATAACAAAGGTTCTTCGTGGAAAAAGAAAGAAGTCAAAAAATATATTGGCTTACAGGAATTAGAAAACAAGAGTAAAGTAAATAATCTAAATACAATATGCTACAACAAAAAGATGGCATTTGCCCTTACTTCTCAACTGACTCAGTATCAGTCAGTTGGGGATATCGATTCGAGTAAATTTTTAATACAGGATAATTCTTTCTTATGAACTTAGGTAAATCATATATTGACAGAAGTGAAACAATGTACCCATCAGTTGCATATCAATTTGATAGCAGCGAAGTTGGAGATATGGGTTACTTTTTTACAAAAGATCTTTCAACATCTTATGGTTATGTATTTGAGGGTTCAGTAACTCTACCAAATAAAACTGTAACTGCAGGTGAATATTTTTGTTTATGGACAACGCAATCAACTGAAATAAAATACCAAGGCAAACTGTCTGTGTTTATGAGAATTGGTTTCCGTGGTCAGGATATGATTGGTGGTCCAGTAGAATCAAAAGGTCGTCTAACATACATTGATGGTTGTTCTGATTCTATTTTAATATATCCACCAAGACAGAGCGATCCTTCTTTGAATCTTCTACATTTTCCACCTAACATAAAACAAACATGGCACACCCACCCAAGTCTTAGATTCGGTATTGTGATTGCTGGGTGTGGTTATGCAGCAACAAATCGAAGAATAAATTTAGAGGGCGAGGAAGAAGAAAACAGATATCTTCTTGAGAAAGGAATGATGTTCTGTATTGAGGAGCAGGAACTACATAGGTTTGTGACTGAGAATCAAACAATGACAGTTATCGCATTTCATCCAGATGGCGACTGGGGTCCAACTGATCACAACCACAGTATGATAAACAGGACTTACCTCGCTAAATAAAATTATGCCTACATATACTTTTAAGAATAAGGAAACTGGTGAAACCTTCGACCAGTTCATGAGCATGAGTGCTCGTGAAGAATACCTGAAGGATAACCCACAACTTGAACCAGTAATTGGTGTTGTTGCTATGGTTCGTGATACACCAAAACTTGATGGTGGTTTTAGGGAGGTACTACAAAAGATACATGAACGTGCACCTGGGAGTATTCTAAAAGACAACATCAGATAAAGGAAAATAATGGCACGCACTTCCGCAGCTAAAAAAACAATAGAAATTCATAATGAGGAACGTGAAACCAAACCAGTCGCATCTAATCAATTAAGATTAAGATTAGATAATCTAAAGACTTTCCAACCATTAACAGAAAATCAAAAGAGATTCTTTGATGCCTACAAATTAGGCGATTACTTTATAGCATTGCATGGTGTGGCAGGAACAGGTAAAACTTTCATTGCTTTATACAAAGCAATTGAAGAAGTTCTTGACAAGTCAAATCCCTTTAATAAAATTATTGTTGTACGTTCGGCAGTACAATCACGTGAGATGGGACATCTTCCTGGAGATGCTGGTGAGAAAATGGAAATTTACGGACAACCATACCGTCAAATCTGCCATCAATTATTTGATCGCAAAGATGCTTGGGATCGCTTAGAAGAGCAAGGACATATCCAGTTTATTTCTACATCATTCATTCGTGGTATGTCTTTTGATAATGCTATCATTATTGTTGATGAGATGCAGAATTTAAATTATGATGAGATTGATACAGTTATGACACGTGTTGGACACATGTCTAA